AAAAGACTCAATAGGTCCAAACTTGACTTGAGAAAAATCTTTATAACTAAAAGCTACTGTACCATCTACAAAAATACCAACATCTCTTTGTGAAGTTGAATATGTTTCTGTAATAGTCTGAGGATTCTTTCGAATCAACCTCATAACTTTTTGATCACTCAAAGTTGCTTGAGTGGTCGCTTTCAAGATTGCTCTACTTGGATATGAAGAAGAGCAAATGTAGTAATAATTCGAATCTTCATAGATAGCAGATACATCAGTATTAAACTCATCAATCTGAGCAGTGATTACTGGGTTATTACTGATTGCCTTTGAAGAACTTGAAATCCATCTGGTTGCATTCTGAGATATATCGTTAATAATAGGATCTCTGGTGATAAAACCAGGATCAGAAACTTCAACAAAATCACCCTCTTCTGAATACGGTGCCTCTACTGATGGGTTCAGATTATACAGAACACCCAAAACTAATAATTTTACATTTCCTGCACTTACAGTAGAATAGCTATAGACATCAGTTCCCTTTGTGTAAGTATTAGATGTCTCTCTGGAGTCTACGTAGAACTGATTGACATTTTTTTCATTGTATCTAAATTCTTCGCTACCAATTAAGAATCTGCCTCTTGACTTGAATCCTTGAGTAGAAAATACGTTTACTCTATTGCCAGGACCAAGATTTGGAATAAATGTTTCAGTTAGTTCTGTTTTAGAAGCAACATCAAAAGAGTTATTCAAAGAAGCAGTATCTAAGATAATCTCATATAACTGATCTCCATCAATGACTCCTGCACCAAGAACATTGTCTACAATTGCAGAAGCATATCCGATATTTGAATTCAATGGATCTAAAGATTGAACAAGAGTCTCACCAATGATTGACTTGGGATCGCCAGAAAGAACTTTTACTTTTAGTGAATATGATGTAATCCAATCAGAAGTGGAAGACTTTAAAGTAAAATCTTTTGGTTTTACAACCTCTGGTTTGTCATTAGACACCAGAGTATTGAAAATAAACTTGATAGATCTATCCGTACCTTTTGCACGATAGAAACTTGAAATATTTTTAATTAAAGTTCTTTTATCGATTCCAGATTTCAAATACTTTTCTGGAAAAGATGCCAGGTAATCAGATTCGAAGTTTTTTACAATAGCATATAAGAAAAGATTACTAATGTTCTGAACATTAGCACCCGAAACATGATCCTCTGCTAAAGTGGATACAAAGTTACTTTTTTCGTATAAGTCTCCTAAGTTAGTATTGCCACTTACACCACGAGATACTTCTCTAAACTGAGTAGCAGTTCTCTCTTTATAAAAGAGAATCTCATTTCCAATCTTGATATATCCATTCTCCTCTGGGAATGAAGTTGCATCAACAACAGTAATAGTGGTATCACTCGCTGACACCGATACTGATAGTGTAGTGTTTTCCTTTAGAAGATTCTGCTCATAAAAATCGATATCACGATATTTCGTGATATTTTGAATCACATCGAGAGGTTGACCCCTAAGTTCTAACTGCTCATAGTATTTCTCAATAACTTTTGAGAAATTCTCATAATCAGAAGAAATAAACTCGGGTAATTGAGTCTCAATTAGAGTAGATATTCTTCTAGTCTCTGCCATTTAAGTTTTACTCTGTGTAAATCGTGAATGAACTCTTTGGGATGTCCACATCGAGATATACTTCTCTGGTGGCACGAATATCATTACTCAATGGAATAGTTCTGATTTCAATTTTGTTATCAAAGAAACTACCTTCAATAATTGTCAGATCAAATAATCTAATTTCACCTTTAGTATAATCAACTGTTCCAACCGAGTCGTTTAGAACAATCTTTTCACCAGTTGTAGAGTCTACTCTATATAGGATCATTTTACCAAATCTATCTTCAAGAAAGACAGTATACAGCGGATACTCGCTTACTTTAAATCCTGTTGACTGTACAATAATATCGTCATCACATGTATCATCGAAAGCATTTTGGAAACAAATCTCATAGAAGAACTTACTATTGATAGCAGGATAGAAATCCTTTCTCATTTTGACAGTAGTGAGATTACTATTAATACTACGGTCTGCGTCATCAATTACACCGACAAACTTAGAATATCTAAACTTACCATTGAACTTTTCTGTGTCGGAGGAAGTAATATATTGCTCCAAACCAGAAATTACTTTTGATCTAATCTCATCTACAGTCTGATTAGTCTTGACTTTACTGTAATAAATCTTCGAAGTTAGTTCAACATACAAAACAGAAGCATCAATAACATCTGGAGTAATAGATGCAACCATGAATGGTTTTAGTCCATCCACAATCTGCTTCTTAGTAACAGAACTTAAACGTGGTGCAGCAGAAGGTTTGACAACAATCTTGACTTTACCATACTCAGGGGGGTCATCTTCTTCGCCTCCAAAAGTAATGATGTCAGCAATGGCAGGATAGATCTCTCTTACAATTGCTGCATAATCTGCAGCAGTGACTGCTCTATTCTGTGTTCCATAGAACTTAGGAGCATTGAACTTGATCTTCTTTACAGATTCGATCTCAGACCCACCTACTGCCGCTTCTATGAGGTCTGATGCTACTGTGTACTGAATATCAAAATTATAGTTAGAGTTGCCTTGAGGGTCTTCCAAGACGCCATTGAAGGTGAATGCTTTTGCTCCATTGGCAGCAGGTCCATTTGTAGACAGATATGTAATCTCCACTTGATTACCAGACTCTAATTGTCTACCTAAGATGCCATCACCAAAAAATACTTCATATTGTTCGTCTTCAATCTCTTCAACATAGAAGACGTTAGATTCGCCAGTAATATCAAGGATACTATCAGCACGAGCATAAACTTCTCCTACCGTGCTCTGTGCTGATGGGAAAACACGCACTCTAAGCGACGAAACATCAGCAGAGGGGTTCTTGATCACAAAACGTGTTGAACGTGTTGCATTGACCGTATAGAGGTCAGTGATGAAGTTTCCTTCGTAGATGTCCACCCCCTCAAAGGATGCTGTGCCACCTACTACAGGAACTTTAATATCTTCAATGGCAACAAAATTATAGATGTTAGTATCGTATGTCGAATTGAAACCAGATCCTCTTCTTAAAACGATTTCATTCGGTGCATTATTAGGAAATACTGCACGAAAGTTTAATGTTGCTCTTGGTGATGTTGCCGACTTCGGTGTATAACCTAATTGCTTTGCCAGCGCCACCACATTGTCCCTGAGCGTTGCCGAATCAAGGAATGTCTCATTTACCACCATATTGGTGTTAAATGCTGTGTAATACGTATTATATGCCAATACGTCAAGAAGGTTCGACCATACAGAACCTTCAAAATCAAAATCAGTAAATTCTCCCTGCGATCTCAAGTATTCCTTGAGAGCAGTCTTGATATCTGCAAAATCTAAGTTTGATAGTTGAACGTATGGCATTATCGAGTTCTCTCTAAGAAGAATTCTATGGCGACTGGAAAGTCTTCTCTACCAATAATCTCAAATTCTAAAGCAACGTCAAATCCATTATCTTCAAAATTAACATCAACATCCAACCCTGTTACAGTGATCCTGGGTTCAAATTGATCTAATGTAGCACGAATATCAGAACCAATCTCGGCAGCAGTTGCTACATCAAGATTTTCAAACAAAATATTACGTAATCTTGAACCCAGATCAGGTTGAAATGGTCTCTCGCCCTTTGTTGTTAGTAGCAAATTCACAACGGACTGCTTAATTGCAGCATCGTCCTTCTTGACAATTAAGTCGCCTGTTACAGGATGTGGTTTGAATGTAACATTCAAATCCTTGAAGGTTTGGAACTTTGCCACACGAATAGTAGAGTGTATCTTATCTATTTATAGTCACTCGTGCCATCTCTCTACAAAATCATCAAACCCATTAGATCCACCACATGGACGACTTAAACGATCCTCAGGAGGTGTTGTATACTTATTCTTCGCATGTTTCTTCAACCAATAGTCACTCTTAGGATCTGTGATAAGTGTCATTCCAGATTTTTCAAATTCTTTACTTTTGTCTACTGGTGAGTTTGCCATTGACTATCCTCCTATACATTTCTTCGGACCAATACTTATAATAATCAGTCTGATGCAAAGATTCCCTTGCCTTCTCTAATTTATCACGTTTTTGAACTAATAGCAAGTTTCCTTTACCAAAATTAGTCTGTA